AAACGGGTTCTGCGAGTGTGTCACTTGCGGGAAGGTCCAACACTATACCACTGTTCACGGTGGGCATTTTTTACCGAAAGGAAGTAGTTCTTTCTACGCATTTGATTCCAACAATGTTTGGCCGCAATGTCCTGGCTGTAATATTTTCGGGATGAGACACGGTTCAGCAGCGCAAGTTTACACCCTGTTTATGATCCGCAACTTCGGAAAAGACCATGTAGATCACATGCTTGCAAATCAGCGGACAACCGTTAAGCTGTATGCCCGAGACTATAAGGATATGTTGGCAGATTTTAATGCCAGAATTAGGGAAGAAAAGAAAAGGATTGGTGTGCTTTGAATGCGGCATCCAGGCTGATCACGCTCACCACGTTGTACCCAAGATTTTGGGCGGTACAAAAACTGTTAATCTATGTGCGCCATGTCACTCAAAGGTGCATTCGCCTCACCTTCTGAGAACTTCAGAACTCACCAAGCTAGGCATGCAGAAGCGGCGAGAGAAGGGGTTAACAATCGGACCCATAGCGAGCTTCGGGACCAAGCATGTCAACGGTGTCGTGAAGATCGTGGAAAAGGAACAAAAGATAATCAAGCAAATGATTGCGATGAAAGAGCAGGGTCTAAGCTTAAAAAAGATTGCAGATCATTTTGCAGACAAAGGACTCAAGAATAGATACGGTAAACGATTAAACGGTAGGAACGTCTATTACATTTTTAGGAGGCTATGATGCCAAACGCAACGGAACAAGAATGGGATCAAGTGAGATGGCTGGCGGTGGAGAAACCACCACATTACAACGAAGGCGAGATTGAGTGTATTGATTACATCAAACAGCAGCTAGGCGATCAATTTGACGCTTATCTGTTGGGTAATTGCCACAAGTATCTTCATCGCCATAAGTACAAAGGATCTGCTTTGGAGGATCTGAAAAAGGCTCAGTGGTATCTAAACAAGTTGATCGGAGAAACTAACTAGAGTAGTATTGAATGTGTCGGCGGGATTGGGTGTCCCTTTAATGTCCGATTGCAACAAGGAAGAATCGTGGTCACAACCGACACGATTGAATCCTACCACATCTGCAATCCGCATAAAAGACCTTCTCTCCGACTCCAAGCGCATGGATACGTCCGCTTAACCGCGTCTCCCACCATGTAAAAAAAGGGGAACCAGCAAGTCTTGGAGGGTATGAGTGGACTAGAACGCGAACCTATATTGGGAAACCTTGGGTGTACGCAGACTAGTCGGGAGTGACCTCGCTGGGCGGCTTGTGAGCCGTAATCACTCCAGGCAGAGCTTCACAAAGCAATCTGCTCCAGATGCACGACGACCTCGTCTCAATTTGCATTATGGCAATCACTAAGAAGGCATTTTTATGCTTTCTTGGGTAAGTATTGCCAGAAGTTACTCAAACCTGAACTCATTCGCATTATCAAAGAGATGTTAATAGGAGAAGAGATGTATAAAGAAAACAACGAAGACTTTAGACAACGTTGGAGAGAGAGTCACAAGGTAGTTGAACTAATCGCCATGACGATGCTGAGAAAAGGCGCTTGGGTGCAGATCCTTCCACAGGAATTAACGCCGAGCTTTGAGGAGCGGCACAAGTACTCTGATAACGGTGATCTCAAGATTATCAGGAAAGGCAAGGAGGAGGTCTGCGAGGTCAAGGGATCTGGATACGAGTTTAAAAATAACAGGCACCCCTTTCCTACTGCTTTCCTCTGTAATAAATGGTCGTTTGACAAAGCTGACCCGAAACCTCGTTACTATTTCATAGTTTGCAAAACACGAAAAGCCGTGCTGATCTTTGACACGAAAAAAGACCGTGAGCATATGAAAGTGGTTGAGGTGACTGATAAAAAGCGGCCCAGGCATGAGACTTATCAGGCTTATTGTGTGGACTCAAGACTTCTCCTCTATCGTGAATTAAGTTAACAAATCAGTTGACATCCATATTTGTTGCTGAGATACTCGTTACACATATTCGGTCCAAAACTTTCAGCGTGTTTCACCATGACCTCAAATAAAACTGGAATAAACTACGCCGAGAGGGTGCGATGCCCTCACCATTTTATCTGCAAATTATAACGAGGATTTATGTATAACAATTACGAACCGCACTACTCAGCATTAGAGGGTTACAACAGAGCATCCTACCTGTCTGTAGATGATAATGCTAAGTCCAAGATGATTGACGATGTTTTTAAGATATACAGAGGTGTAAATGAATACCCGACACCTAAATTTACAGATGAGGATGCTAGGGTAGAGGTTATCAAGTGCTACTCAAAGAAAGTAGACACGCAAACCGAGTTTATGAACTTGAAGTTCAATCAGGGTGGGGCATTGTGCAGACACTTTTTCCCCAACCTTAGAGACACTATACAGGCGGGAGATCCGCGCACACTGAATGCCAAGTTCTTTGATGATCACATGTTGAAAAGAGCTATAGAGTTTTGCTTAAAGTTTAAGAAAACTAAACATCCAGTAAAACCTTCTGGTATAAAAGACGGGCTTGAAATGCTAGGGGGTGGCGTAGCTACCAACTTCAAGCCTATGTCTGCCAAATGGGTATACGACAAGTACTGTCGGGAGGGGAGTACTGTCTATGACTTTTCGTCTGGTTTTGGAGGCCGCATGCTTGGAGCCGCTTCTAGTCACAATGTAGCTAGATATATTGGGACCGATCCCAACACCGTAACTTTTAATAACCAAAAAAAATTAAGCAGTATTATACGTTCCGTTCTTCCTGACTTCAGCTTGTGTTTGCATAATCTACCAAGCGAAGAATTGCAATTATCAAGCGAGTCGGTAGATTTAGCGTTTAGCAGTCCACCCTACTTTGACTTAGAGGTATATACAGATGAGGATACGCAGTCTGTAGCTAAGTTTCCTGATTACACAAATTGGCTAGACGGGTATGTTAGACCTACGCTTTGCAACATACGAAATGCCTTAAAACGTGACGGGATGTTGGCCTTGAATGTTGCAGATTATAAATACAAAAACAGAACGCAATATGTCGTAGATGATTGGATAAGCATAGCTAAAAGTGAGGGGCTTAATCACATAGACACTATACCCATGCGGATACAAACTCGCAGAGGGGTAGGTCATGGTTGTAACGCGAAAGAAAAACAGGAAGGCATTTATATTTTTAGCACAAGCTAAACAAGGAGAAGATTGATGGGAGAAATAGTAGAGTTTAGAGACCCTGCGATAGACAGGATGGACGAGGTGTTAAAGAAGCACTGGGACGAAGTGTTTGAGTTGGTTTTTGATGAGCGTTTAGATCCTAGCGCGACAGCGGGTCTGAACTTTCACATGGGCCTGGAAATCGTCCGTCAGGTAATGGGTACGGCGATGACGCAAGAGGAAATGAAGGATTTTGTGTTGAACGCTGTTGAGATGCACTTTGATGATTAGAGACCATCAGAGACTAGCGATACAGATGCTGCGGCAGTCTGTAACCGAGGGGAACAAGAAGTCAGTACTAGCGGCACCTTGTTCGTTCGGTAAAACCAGAGTGGCAATGGAGATTCTTAAATCGGTCGTTGAGAACGGCAAGACAGGTATCTTCATTTGCGACAGAATCAAATTAGTTGATCAAGCGTTGCAGGAGTTTGACCGTGCAGGCATTAGATGCGGGGTCATGCAGGGTGATCACTGGCGAACAGATCCAAGTGCGCCTGTTCAGATAGCGTCTATTCAGACGTTGGCGAGAAAAAGATACCAGCCTATCTTTCATGTTGCGATTGTTGATGAGTGTCATACTCACTACAAGGCGATGACTGAACTCATGGATAAGAACAGCAATGTTATCTTTATCGGGTTGAGTGCCACACCTTATTCTAAAGGATTGGGTCAACATTACACTGATTTAATCGTGCCAATCACCACCAGAGAACTGCTAGAAAAGGATTATTTATGTCCTGTGCGTTATTTTGGTGGTAGAACTGTTGACCTCAAAGGTGTAAAGACTAAACGTCTCTCAACGGGAGGTGTAGACTATGATCCTAAGAGTCTATCGGAAGCGATAGACAAGGATGATAAATTAGCCGGAGACATCATTGAGAACTTCAAACGGTACGGTAAAGGGCAAACAATCGCATTCTCACCGTCAATCAAACATTCAAAGAAGTTGGTGGAGATGTTCCAGAGCGAGGGCATCACGGCGGAGCATATTGATGGATACATGGATGAAGAAGAAAGACAAATCCTCTTTGAAGCGCACGACGAAGGCGAGTTCCAGATCCTAAGTTGCTCCAGGTTATTGAACACTGGATACGATGCGCCGAAGGTTCAGACGCTGATAGATTGCTTCAGTACTAAGAGTTTAATCTCGTTCATTCAACGTGCGGGACGCATTGCAAGATTACATCCCGACAAAGAAGAAGCCATTTACCTAGACCACGCAGGGAACGTCACTAGACATGGATTTCCCGAAGACGTTGTGCCTGAGTCGTTGGATAATGGTGAGGTCAAGTTTGACGAACGAGAGTTGGTCAAAGAGAAGAAAGAACCTGATCTGGCGGTGTGTCCACAGTGCTATCAACATTATGTGGTTAAGTGTGCTTGCGGTTACGAGCGACCCGTTAAAGAGATGTTAAAGAGTGATGACCAGATCCTCAAAGAGCTGAAGAAAACTAACAGGGAGGCTACCACAGAGGACAAGGAAATCTTCCTTGGCGAGCTACAATTCTACGGTAGACAGAAAGGCTTTAAATCAGGTTGGTCCTCATGGGCTTATAGAGCAAAGTTCGGTGTCTGGCCCAACAAGATAGATCCTCAAGCGACAATTCATGTATCGCAAGATACGCAAAACTACATCAAACATTTACACATTAAGAGGGTGAAAAGTGCTATCTGACATTCTACAGCGATTAGACAAAGTAAGAAGACAGGGCGATAGATACCGAAGTGTATGTCCGGTCCACGATGGGAACAATCCAACCGCGTTATCGTTGCGGGAAGAAGATGGCAAAGTATTGATTCATTGTTATGCGTGTTTAGCCACTGGTCCCGAAGTCGTAGAAGCGTTGGGTCTGTCGGTCAATGTTCTGTTCAGAGACGAGAATAGAAACGTTACTGACATTCCTCGTAAGGTGTTAGAGAAAGCGCAGGAGGATAAATGGTTCATAGAACTCTATGAGAACGAAAAGGAGAAGGGAGGCAAAATTGCTTACACAGATTATAAAAGGTACAGGTTAGCGAAAGAGAGGGTAAAGCTGATAGCGTGAAGGCTATCCCACGGTTTACTATCCCACGGTTAAAGGAGAAGAAGATGGAAGCAACAAAGATTGAGTTACTGCAAGCTTGGATGACGTTGGTCAAGGTCATTGATCATGAAAAGGTAGATCCGTTTCACAGGCAGATTGTGCCTGATGTCTTGGATCTATTAGATGATTTGCAGAGGGGGAAGAATGAGAAGTTGTAGAAGAAAGGAGTGTGACTTGGATTTACCTGAAGGCGTTCACGCGAGTAAACGATACTGTTCAGATGAGTGCATGAAGTTATCCAGGCAAAAGAATCAGCGAGACGCAAACGACCTTTGGGAGCAAAAATCTCATCCGACATGGGATTTCTTCAACGCCACAAGAACATTAAAAACTGCATGGGTGAAAACATGAAATTAAGAAGAGACACAAAGAACATCGTGCCTAAATTGGCAACTGCGCTAGAAAAAGAAACAGCCAGGAATGCCATGGTTAATCAGATTGAAGACTTCTTCAACAGAGGGGGCAAGATCCAAGAAATCAAACAGGGCGCAACCGCGTTACACTTTGGTAGGACCAAGAGGCAGCAGGATGACCTGCTTGCCAAAGGTAAGGCCGGAGCCAAAGCGATGAAGAAAACTAAGTGACAGATAAGCAGTTAAAGATGTTAAAGATGTTATCCCGATTGGCCAATTGCATCGTCGTTTTTGAAGACGATTCGGTTTACACGGTCAAGGATAACGAAGTGAGAAAAGTTCATTTGTCAAGTACTACAAAATGGGTTTTTAATTTAAAGGAGAAAGAAGAATGACTAAAGAAGAGTTGACGAAAGATCAGCTTACCCTAGAAGAGATTCTTGAGGTGGTGGGTTTTACTCGTTCAGAAGATGGGTGTTTGGAAATCTTCTGGGCCGAGTGCGTTGTCGGTGATATCTTAAATGACGTTCTTGGTGAAATATTAGGGTGCGTACATGGTGATATTAATGGTGATATCCATGGTGATATTTCTGGTGATATTCATGGTGATGTCATAGGTAATGTAAAAGGTGATTTAATAGGTAATGTCTATAATGTTCACTCCAGTGTCCTAGGTAATGTCTCGGGTAATGTTACGGGTCAGGTCAAAGGCCGCGTCCTAGGTTACTAGCAAGCAAAGAGGAGAAAGAAGAATGAAGAATAAGATGAACAAGGTAATAAGGTTAATCGGTGATATCGGTGAAAGGTTCTATTACCCGATAATGGCGGTAGCAGTGGTGTTCCTATTTGCGGCTGTCGCTACGTCTGTCACCTGATGTTGTGCGGCGAGTGTTGGTTGCTGTTCGGTGATCCGGTTTGCAGAAATTGCCAAGATCATGTGCTAGAATTTGAGGATGAGCAAAGTAACGAAAATCCTCAACAACAGTGTGGAGAAGACGCTTAAAGACTTGGCGAAAGATGCTCGCGATGGCAGGTTGACGTATTTTCACATGCTCGCGCAATACGAGGATGAGGAGTACGTCATTTGGCGTAGGGTTGACGTAGGCGAGAAGTCCTATGATCCGCAACATCTATTGGCTGAGATAGGCCAGTACAACGTCCTGACGCAGAATATTTTCCTGGAGATATGCGCTCAAACAGAGGGAGAAGATGATGAAGGTATTGATTGATCCTCACGCGTTAGAGAATTTGCTTGGACCTATGGTTAAACAGGCCGCGTTCGTTGCTCAGAAGGCGATAAACGACACGCTGTTTCAGTCTCGTAAAGACACCTTGCATCAGATGAAGACGCACATTGACCGTGGTCCTACGCCATGGACAAAGAGGTCTTTACGCTACAGCAAGGCCAGTAAGAACTACCTACAGGGAACTCTGTACTTTCACTACAATCGTCCGTACATGAAGACGATTATTGACGGTGGTACGGTGAAGGCAGATGGTAGCAAGTTTCTTGTCGCACCTGTCAAGAGCAAGATGAAGTTAACCAAGCAGGGCAACATCAGGCGAGGCAGGGTAAGAGCATTGGCGAATAAGCCTAATTATTTTGTGGGTACTCCAGGCGGCTCCAATGATCTCAACAAAAGAGGTCTGTACAGAATCAAGGGTAGGGGAAAGAACAAGAAGCTTGAAAGAATCACCTATCAGAACAAGAGAGAGAGAAAAGCAAGAAAGACATATGACGGCCCAGAATTGGCGCAAAGGTTCATAAAGAGAAAGTTGCAAGGTAATATTTTAAAGGCAGCAAAACGAGCAATAGCCACCGCCAGGTAAAGGCTATCCCACGGCAAGTATTTACTATCCCATGGTAAGTATTTACTATCCCATGGTAACTTCCACGGCTATCCCACGGCTATCCCATGGCTATCCCATGGCTATCCCATGGTTACCATTTCCCCACCTGAAATCACCTGAAATACCCCAAAATCACCTGAAATCGTCCTGAAATCACAATATCTATATAAATCAATGACTTATCGTCATTCTGATGTTTATTGTTTCTATAAGTTAACAACGGACAACATGAGTAACAATCAATTGAATAGTTAACTAATACGTTTAATATGGTGTTCATCCAATGACGGATAACAACGGGAGAAAAAATGTTTACTTACCTACTACCACCCATCGCCCTCGCAATATTTTGTTTAGGCATTGCATTAGTGGCTAATACCATCGCGTCAGAACAGCGAGGATATTGGGGCGAAAACATAGGCACTACTTTGGTTATTTCAAGTGTCGCGCTTGGCTGGCTTCTTGGCGGCTTAATCTCAATCACAATCTACGGACTATAGGAGAAGACAACAATGCGTTATCACTTAACAGCAATCAGCAGCAACAAGAAAACCGGACCGATACCAGTATCAACGACATCATCAGAAACATGTCCTCCGGCGTGTCCTTTCAATGATGGAGCATGTTACGCCAAGAGCGGCCCGCTCGCTTTACATTGGAAAAAAGTAAGCGAAGATCAACGTGGTGATGATTTTGATACCTTTATAGACAAGGTGAAAAAGCTCCCCAAAAATCAGCTATTCAGACACAACCAAGCCGGAGACTTGTTCGGATCTGGTAACAGAATAAACGCAGCACAATTACAAAAATTCGCCATTGCTGCCAAGCGTGCTAACTGCTTCACATATACGCACAAGCCCGCCACACAAGCCAACGTCAAAGCGATACGCGAAGCAAACCAGCATATTACTATCAACCTATCGGCTAACAATCCGGCTCATGCCGATGAATTGCTGGCGCACGGCTTGCCAGTTGTAACGGTTCTACCAACTGACGCGGGCAAGAAAGAAACAACGCCAAACGGTAAAAGAATAGTTACATGTCCGGCAACGACTAGCGACAAAGTCACATGTTCATCTTGTGCGCTTTGCGCTGTTAAAAATCGCGATTTCATAATCGGATTTCCGGCTCATGGTACAAGTAAGAAGAAGGCAAACTTAATCGCATCAACGGGAGAATAGAACAATGAAGGCAATCATTAAACGAAACCCATTAGGGAAAAATCTAGCGCACGATGCGCGTATTGTTGTCGAATCGCATTATTGGCATGCGACAAAAAACAGTGATAAAAGGGCAAGAAAGGAAATAAACCTTTTAGCAGATGTACGGTTATCCTTTGATACATTTGAAGGTGATCAAAAGAAATTCAGAGCCGATGCGTTCAGAGTACAAGCCGCGTTGATCAAAGCATATTCGCATTATCCCGATGGCGAGCTTGAAAGCCGTATTGAATTTGAGACTTCATATATAGAAGGGGGATACTACTAATGCAATACGCAATCAGGTTTGTACCGCCCGAACACGTTCAAGCTGTCAGGGACATATTCCGGAATCAGGGACAACGCACCACAATAAAAGGACGAGGGCCGCGCTCGGGAATAGGTGAATACCGCGAGTGTGCAAAAGACAAAGTAAGCCACTACACCGTGTATATTTATGATGAAAAAGGTGTGAACGATAGCCGGATATATTTTGATTTCAACGGCATGAAATCGGGCAAATTTCACATGAGGCACAACCACAAAAAGCCACCAATGCACAATATTAGATACGAGGGGAGATAGATGATTTTATATTGCGGAAAATTTTACGAAAACACTTTTGAGCTTGTTTCTTCAATTCAATTCGACACATGGACAGAAGATCAAATTGAAGAATTTTACGTCAACACGATAATGCGCTATGAATCGCGCAGCATCAGTGAAATTATGGAGGGGAAATCATGAAAAAAGAAAAAGCGCTAGACATCGTAAACGATTATCTAGTCC